TTTTGTTTATAAGTAGCCCTGTGGCCTTCAAACGTAGCTCTTCAGCGCGTATTGCTTCCCCGAACTTACCTAACTGCCAAGCTTCATCCCGAAGCTTTAATAGATCCCGAACAGACTTATCAACTGTCACCCCGAACTTAGCTTTAGCCTCCAGCCTCATTTCTTCTAGGCGCTCTTGGACAACAACGTTTCGCAGAAGCCGAACAGCAGCTACTGACGGATTAGCGTATCCCGCTGCTCTTGCTGATGCGGTTTGTGTCATATCCCGATACATATAGTTATCAAGAAACTTTTGATGTTGTGGAGTCAGTCTTTTCATATGTGCAAGACTCTGCTCCTTAGTTAGACTTTGCCCTGCTTTTGGCATTTTATTTTGCTCCTCTTTTTACTTAATATATGTGTGGGGTATCACTACCCCCACATATATATATATATGACACCAGTGACACCAATGATACCTTGTTTGTTTTCAATGACTTAGCGTTGGTGTCATTCATTTTACTTTAAGTGATTCCTTTTACCTTAACCCATTGATTTTATTGAGGTATCACTGACACTGGTATCACACCCTCATTGACACTGATACCTATTTTTTATTACTGACACCCGATACTTTTACACTTGAATCTTTGCTATTTGGGTCTTTTGTAAGAAATCGAAAGACCTTTTTTATAAAGTTAATAAACATATAAATCTCCTTATTTTTCCCATCTATAAAACACATGATCGTTGATCCGAACTATATACTGTTTGCTCTCTGACCAGCTTGGTAATACGTCCACTGAATGATAATGAGTAGCCCGATCTACCATATCATATAGAACACCTCGATAAACTCCAGATGCAATCATTACGGCTTTTTCCCATGCGTATATATCCGTGGGTTTATCTGATTTTCCATCGCAGAACCATGAGAACTGACATTTATCCCGAACAAGTTTACTTTTGTCCCAGGAGTATCTTTGTCCTTGTGTAACAACCTCACAAACGTCATTAGGGTAGCGTTCATCGTATACCCTGTGCATAACTACTTGTGCTACTGCTATTTGCCCTACCATTGGTTGATTACGAGCCTCAAAGTACACATTAAGAGCAAGGCATGTAATTGCTGCTTCAAACATTTTTATGCATCCTTTGCATCATTTTATATACTTTAACTGTCCTGATAACATTTTTTTAGTTTTTATACCTTTAGCTAGAATACCTAAATCTCTTGCCACTCTAGCCTGAGACATTGGTTGATATTTTTTAGGCGGTTGAAAATTAACCACTTTATCTGTCATTATTTCTAATTCTTTTTTAAAATCTTCTACTGTCATTTCTTTAGTTATATCCATTTTCTATGCTCCCTACATTGCCATGTTTTTCCAAAGTCTATTGAGAACCAAGCCTCTAAGCTGGTACAATCCGAACATTTCTTCTCTTTGTGCAGCTGGTTTTCCTGGGGTCTTTCAAACATATTAAATTGTTCGGGTTTAAATTCTCTTATATCTTTTGTCCCGTGCTTTATTCTTCGCAAGCTACTTCTCCTCCCAAAGCCGAGTAACCAGCTATATCAATCCATGAGTCTTCATGGTCTGGTGTGTGTCTTAACCGCGCTAACTTAATCCCGATGGATATCTGGGCAACATCTTCTTCTGTTAGCTTAGACTTTAGTTTGTCTTCTAATATAGCGTTTAAGATCTGAGATATTCTATAAAAGTTTTCTTTAGCGTTTCCATATTCTTTATTTCTAGGCCCCCCGATATATTCTTCTGCTTTATCCAAGAAGTAATATCTAGGCTTGCCCTCATAGTCTTTTTCGTCCATTTCTACCTCCTTATAATCGACTACATATCCTTTAGCACCATGATGACCATACAAGAGTCTTCTTGTATAGCCATCTGGTATATCATCGCTCTGGTGAGCGTATTTAGCGATAATGTTAAGCATCATTACCTAATTGTAGCATAAGCCATACCTAGAGCTTCTAAGTCGTGCATCATATCATTATGCTGTTCTTTGTTTACTTCTAATAAAAGTTTTTCGCTTTTTTTAGGATGAATAAACATACCTTCACAATCATCATCATAATGTGACCAAGATCGTATTTCTTTTATGGCCTCATCACGATTTGCTAAAGCTTTTAAATACATTTCTTGAAGAAATTGAGCCAACACCATTAAATCATTTTTATGAAATCTGTTATCTTTAATAACTCTTCTGTAAGAAACCCAATATTCATCTTCTGAATTTCTTTCAGGATCAAGTCTCCATCTACTAATGTTTTGATTTATTTTTCTTCTTGTAAAATTTGATATGATACTATCATCATCAGGCGAATCTCCTGTTGAGTCATCATCGAATTGATATTCTGTTTCTTTCACTAATACTTTTAACATTTCTTTGCCCTTTCAATGTTATGTTTCAATTGTATTATACCTCAAGGTATAACTAACTATAACCTAGCTTTATAAAAAGTTGACGCATTGGGATAAAAAAATATGTATTAATTCCTGCCTCTGCCTCTGCCGTAATCATCTTCATCATGATACATTGCCCACGTTTCATCGTATGTATCTCTATACAATTGGTAAACTTTTTCTATATCTTCAACAAATGTTTCTATTTCCAAAGGTTCGCATCTAGTAAAAGTCCATTCTACCATCAGTTTTATATTGTCCGAGATCATTGCTTTAAAATTCTCTATAGAAGGTGCAGTGGATAAGATATAATCCCAATCATAATTATCATCTTCCTTTCCATTATCATTAGCTACACCCTTCGGGTATGGCTTATCATAAGCATCTAACATATTGACCCATCCATAATCATCTGGGTTAAATCCATCTATAGAAAGAAAATCCTCGTAAAACCATTTCCAATCTGGGTCATCTTTTTTATTTTTTACTGTTAATCTTTCTTCAAATTCTGGTGGGTAGTCGTGATCCCAATCACGATCAATACCCTCATAATCTTTTGCTCTTTGCTCTTGCAGTCCTTTTAATACTGGTCTGCAAGCATCAGCCGCTTCTTCATCGTGAAATGTAGCCCACTTCTCAAAATCAGGAACGTCATTAGCCATAGCTTCGTCCCATCCCAATAAATCTGGTCTGCCGTGACTATCAAATTCAGGCACAATTTCATTTTCCCATCTTAAACCCATTGTTGTTTTAAATTTAGCCATTTATTTCTCCTTTATGCGTTGTCTCTTGCAGTAACCGCTTGATATTCACCATTAGACATTACGCCTTGTGTGGTTCCAAGCCATTTACTACCTCCTGTTGCCGTGAATGAATACTTAGCAATACGCCTTGTCTGTATTAATTCACGAACATATCTGTCTATTGTTGCCTGAGATATGTTATGTAATGTAGTTGGTGCATTTGCATCATCCAATCGTTCTATGATTGAATCAGCCCCTGTCTTTTGACATAGAGCCCGACCATTACGCTCACACAACTCAATCCAGTTATATAAAGCGTTTAGCTTTACATCTCTTTCATTAGATGTTTCAACTGCCTCTAATGCTTGCGTATTATCTACCAGCAGACCGCTATCCATATCCCGAACAAATTTTCGTATTCTTCTTTCTGCTGGTCCGTTGGACTTAACTATAGCACCATCAAAGCATATGTTTCTGACATAACCTATGCCGAGAGCCGAACATCTTTTCTTAGCCTCGCTTTCCTCGACTTGCCATAGGGCAAATGCCGAGCGAACACCGTCAACTAGTGCGGAAGTACCCCGAATAAGATTACGTGCTTGTTCTGGTGATGACACAGGCTTATCGCCCGATTTAGTCATATGGTGACATACTATAATACTTGCACCTGTTTCTGTTGCAACCCTAGCCATAAGACCAGTAAAGGCAGCCCCTGCTGCAGGGTCAGAATTCACATCAGCGTGAACAAAAGACGCAAGTGGATCAAACACAACTAACTTTAGGTTTTCCATCTGCAACATCTGGTCATGGATACGATTAAATTCTTCTGAGACAATATACTCGCCATTTATTTCACTAAGTATGGGGAATGTGCCGCCTACATTTGGCAATGGCACGACATGAAGCTTATGCTTGAATGTTCTTCTATTTTCAAACGGATCCATTCTCTCGATACGTCTGTGAACTTCTGACTCATCATCCTCTGCGGTAAATATAACAACGTCACCATGCTCTTTAACGATACCGCCAAATGCATTTTGCATGGGGAAACCAGAAGATACTTTCATGCCAAGGTCTAAGGTCATCATACCTTTACCAGCATCTCCAGCCGCAGAGAATATAATCGGTATGCCCAATGGAAATGTGCTATCTATTAAGAAATCTTGAACAGGTGCTTTCCCACTGAAACGATCAATAAGCAAGCTATCATCGAGAAGATTAATACTTCTGGTTTTGAACTGGGAATTTTTATCAATGAACGCCTTTATATCAAATTGTTCGGCTATTGCATCTGCTGAGTCCCATTTTTCTGGTTTATCAAATGGTGGTTTAAGCATTGTTACTGAAGAAGCCTGAACATCCACACACATATCCCGAACAATTTCAGCCAAGCGCTTACCAGCTTCATCATTGTCAGGCCATAAAATAACTTCTTTGCCCCTGAGTGGCGTGAAATCATACTTATGAGAGTTGTTTCTGGTTAATGCACCAGCTCCTCCCAACGTGCAAGTTGCTACATATCCTGATTGAATTAAGGCTTCAGCACACTTTTCTCCTTCCACCCATATTACTTGCTTGGCATTTAATATGTTTGGGATATTGTATAGTGGCCTGACTTCAGGTGCTTTAGAATAGGTATTGTTTGGCAGAAATGGTCTGAATTCTTTCTTGCCATCTATATCGTAACGCCTAACCGAGCATATTATTTCGCCATCTTTGCTGATGTAATTCCATTCTTGCGTATAATCAGTATTAATATCAATGGTAGTTTTAACCCGAACATTTTCTTGTGGCTGCTGGTTTACTGGGTTTTGTAACCAAGGAGGCGTAGTGCTGGATGAATTTGTTCGCGTTCTTACTGGCGTTGTTTCCAGGTAAGACCCGAACATATCTTTTATTTCGTGCAGTTTCATGCCCCGTGCTTCCATAAGTATCTTTACAATACCACCGACACCAGTACCTCCGTTGAAGTCCTGACCGCGCATGAAGTTTTGGCTACTAGGATTAATATCTATTTTCATAGATTCACCACGCTCACCATACATTGAGCCAATATAAAAAACACTGCCTCGAATGATTCCATTTGGAAATGTATCTTTTAGCGTTTGTATTTGAACATGAGATGGAACACTGTCGCTAATATGCTCCACTAAATAACGCGGATCACTAGATTTAGTGTTGTCAAAGGGTGCAATACGCATTATATTGTACCTGTAAGGTTTTCTTCATTTATCCTTATATGCATTTATCTTTTTCCTTTCTAAATGCGTTGTGTGTGTGAAAAAGGCGGCTCTCTCCTGTGCCGTCTTTTTCTATGTCCAACAAGTATTACGATAGTCACAAAATTTGCAAGTAAAATAATCTGACTCATTTGCAATACGAGGGAGCATTTCATTTGCTCTTGTAGCTTTTATTATTTCCACTCCTCTGTCGCTTATTTTTTGCGCTAGTTCTGCATTGAACGGAACAAACTCATAATAAAGTTCTGAAGTATCTTTATTCATAACGGTAAATAGCGCTGGGTAGTCCATTAAATCCATATATGTTTGATACAGTGCTACTTGCGCTGCATAAGTTGGATTAGCCTGTGAAACGCCTTTACGAACAAATTCACCAAACTTTTTGCTATTAGCTGACTTACATTCCCACAAGAACGGATAGTCCATCTTGACAGGGCCTCCACATATAACACCGTCTATATGACCTTTAATCTGGTCATCAGCTACCGAAAACCCAAATTGTTCGCCTGTGGTACTATGTGTTCTTAAATCAAAGCCAGCGTTCTTTAAATAACCAGCAATCATATCCTCGATATGATGCCCGAATTCAAATATCCTAAGAGTTCTAGCTTGAAAGTCCTCATCTTTTTTAGTTTGCATATATCGGTATTGGACTTGACGAGCGCAATCATTACCAAGAGAGGAGCCCCCTATATATGTTCTAGGGGTTCTCTTGTTGTTTTCCCGAACAATTCCCTGATCAATACGTTCGGATATTTGTTTAATCAGATCAAAATGGTATGTAGTCGTCATCGGAGAAGTCACGAAGCTTGTCTTCGACTTCTTGTTGTAACTCCAATACTCCTTGTTCTGTATACTCATCTTCTAAGCCCTTCATAGATTGTATCTTAGCGATTGTTCCAAGAACTTGTTCTTTGCTTAAATCGCACAATCTTTTTTCCCAACCTATTGTTTCAAAAATTTTTGCCACTTCTTTTAATGCATTGTCTGATTGTCTGGTAGTATCACTCTGCATAAATCTTCCTCTTCAAAGCCATTTCTTTTATACAATTCCATTATCATTGTTTGATCTTTATCAATTGTAATGTAAGCAGATATGGACTCAAAATCTTTATCAAATTCCGAAATGTCTAAATGAAGTTTTTTGAAATGATCAATAAGTTTCATAATTTCATCAAACACATCATCAGTATCAAATGGGTTTTTTATAAAAATTTGCCCTCCCAATACTTCTTCTGTTTCATCTGTAAACTCTAATTTTACTTTAACTTCACAACTGCCCATATTAATTCAAATCTATTAAGTGAAATCTAAAGTAGTAGATTTAAGAATTTCTGATTTGCTTATTCTTTGAATTCTACCCGATAGATTGCTTTCTTTTATTTTAACGTCAACGAATGAATTATCATCAGCTAAATCATGCAAAGCATCATTAGAACTTTTTATTCTAGCTTTGTTTTTTGCATCTCCAAAATCTCTATACTGATTATAAATTGGCATTAACTCCTCCATACATATAAAATAAATAAAAGTAAAAAAACTAAATAGCCTATACCAACTAGATTAACAGTATTTAAAAAATCCATATTAAACTCCTATTTTTTTAATAGTTAGTCCTATTTGCATTGCGATTTGAGGTAATATTGCATTACCTAATCCTTTAATTCTGTCCACCCTATTGGGTACCCCATGAGCCACTCGACAAAAATTGGGTTCAACTGACCACCAGTCTTTGATTGATTGTCCGTGTATTGGACTGCTACGTCCAGTGTATCGTTGCTGATCTTCCCATTCCGCACTCTCCCACCCTGATATCCGCCTTTGTGATCTCTGGTCGTTGGAGTAGGCCACATCTTCTCTGAATGACTTACTGCGTCCTTCAGCTTCACCCCCCATCTCTCGCCCTTCTGGTTCTTCCGACTGAAGGATCCGTTCTTGAGTTCTATCCCCTGTGGGATTCCCCCCTCTATGTCGCTTGCTCTCGGAGTAGGCCACATTTTCACCACATTTGGATCTACTTGTTCTCTTAAATTCGCTGGTTTGGTTCTGCCCTTGCGAGTCGTGTTCGCCTGTCTTATCAGAGACTCCTCCGATCTCTGAGGTAGGTGATCCATTGTGTTTGGTGTAGCCCAAAATCCAGAGTCTATCTCTTTTGTGGGGCGCGTTGATGCTGCAAGCTGGAACAATAAACGTCCTTGTGGTGTAGCCTTCGGTTTCCAAGTCAGTAAGCACTTTGTCGAGCCCCAATCTGATGTGACCATAAACATTTTCGCAAACAACCCAAGTGGGTCGTCTTTGTGCAATAATTCTAAAGATGTACGGCCAGATGTGTCTAGGGTCCGTTTCTCCTTTTTGAGTTCCTGCGACTGAGAACGGTTGACACGGATATCCACAGGATAATATGTCACATTCTGGAACAAGTCTTGCTGGGTCATTAGCCAACTCCTTTACGTCTTCTGCAACTGGCACATCAGGCCAGTGCTTATTTAAAATCTTACGCGACCAAGGTTCTATATCGCAAAATAAAACTGGCTTGGATAATCCTGCCCATTCAAAACCAAGGCTAAACCCACCAATGCCAGAACATAAATCAACATGCCTTAACATTTATTTTACGTCCGATATAAACAAGAAGCCACCGCCATTACCTTCTGGGTCGCGTGATACTTCAATCATAATATCTTTATAGTTTGGTTTTTTTAAATGAAATTGAGCGAATCCATCTCCACCTGTGTCATTCTTATCCATACCTAAAAATTTATGAATCGTAAAACCTTCAAGTTGTTTATAATAATCATCAAAATTTCCATTACTCATTTTTCTCTCCCTTGTGTGTGTTGGGGAGTTTTGCGGCACTCGCACTCCCCAAGCGAGTTCTACCAATACCAATAGGCACCGCTAGAAATAGAATCCATATTACTTAGCCCACTGAGGCGTAACACCAGAGTTTTGTGGTTGTGCTGGCATTTGTGCTTGCATAGCATTTGCCACATTCTGTGGTAATGCATTCATATTGACAGTGCCATTAACTGACGCACCAGCAACAGGAACAGTTCCATTATTAGAACCAATGAAGTTATTGTCTTTCGGAGTCAAAATAATTTTTACTTTGTTCCTATCTTTATAACCGTTAGTTCCTTTTTCGATTGCAACAACAAAACAAATCTCTTGACCCTGCAATGCTTCAATAGCCATGATATTACGCTTACCCATAGCCTCTGCTGACTGATCGTTAGGGTTTAGATTGTACGCACTATCAACCATGTTTCTAAGTGTTCTCATTCCGATTTCACGAGCAACTGGAATGCCATTGTTCCCCATCTTATCACCATGAACAAACAAGTTATGCCACACTCGCCTTTTATCAAACTCACCACCCATAATAGTAAACTCTATAGGGCAATAAATTGCGCTAGTTGTTGATGACTTTTTAAACATAGACAACTGACTAAACTCTTGGATGACTTCATCGCCACCTGTAAAGTTAATAATAGCCCTTACAACCGTACCATCTGGAATAGGTTGTAAATCATTGGATGTGTTTGATTCTTCTAAAACGACTTCATTTAAATTAAGCATTTATAACTCCTTCTGCTTGTGTTTTTGTTTGTGTCATTTCATTCGGGTTAACGAATTCGAGTGGTTTATCTTGCACAACACCACTCATTTTTTCAAGAAGTTTACCAAGATTAGGTTCTTCAACCAACTCAAGTAAACCACTTCTATCTTTGGCAGGATAGTTCCAAGGGTTAAGTGTTTGACATACAAATGCTCGATATGGAACACCTTCATCAGTATTCATAACTGCCATTGTAATAACTTCGTCAACAATTCCTGGAAGTTCTCTACCAGTTTTAGAGCCTTCTATTTGTAACTCAAATGTCTCTCTACCGTAGTCATCAACTTTAGTATCAAGTATACCAACAAAGATTACATTCTTATCTCGAATGTGTTGCAAGTGAGTTAACCAACCCATCATCTCTCTTCCTTGCATACCATAAGCATTGCGAATATCTATTTTGCCTGTTCTGTCTGACTTATTGTCAGATGAATTTTGACAATATAACCAACACAATCGACCAGCCACTGTTATGCTATCAACGAATATGGTATCGTATTTTGAAAGAAAGGTAGAAGGTTCTCCATAAGTTTGGCAAACTAAATCATAGTGTGCCTGTGAGTAACACATATCATCAGACAAAGATGGATTAGGACCACCTAATAGACATGCAAAATCACGACACTCTGTCCATGTTCTTGGGCGAATTACATCTACCGCTACACCCTCAATCGCGGCATCTCCAGCCTCTAAGTCCATGAACAGAGTTTTCTGTGTATCTAGCGTTCTGACGAGGGTAGTTTTACCCACGCCAGATTTACCACACACAACAATTTTATGACCGCGCTTTTCTTTTAAACGGTCTTCAGCACTAATAATTTTAAGCATTGTTATTCTCCTCAATACTGGCTGATACACCTTGTAAGTGAACAGTACGAGCCTCACTAAGCACACCTTTTATTTCTGGTGGAGCATTAGTATATTTCGCCTCTGGTATTGTATATTTAGCAGTTGCGTAATGCTTTGCCGTTTCTGTGTCTAATGTGTTTAATATGGTGACAAGTTTATCCTGATCCCATTCAACTTTCTTTTTAAAGTCAAATTGGATTTTAAGATTGCCCTCATATAAAGTTGTGGAACCAAAATCTTTACCTTGTTGATGAAGCTTATCTTGCGCGGCATCTTGGTATCTAGTTGTGATTTGGTTATTAATTGCTTTTATTCTCTCTTGAGTTCTCTGCAATTCATCCTTGGCTTCTAAAAGAAGCATTTGTAGTTCGGATGTTGTTGCAGAAGACAAAAGAGACTCAGTTTGTACTAAGTTCATTTGAACCTCCTATTGGTAATTGGTTTTACCAGAATAGGAAATGTATTTCACACTGTCAACTACTTTTTTTTAGAGATTCGTACATCTATGTTATTTGCTGCTAACATTAGTTTCTTTTTTAGCTTAAATTCTGGGGTTTCTACGCCTTTTGCGTCTTCAACTACGAACTTTTTTTCGCCATTTTCATCGCGCTCATAATATGTGAAGTCTGCTACATATGCACATATTTTTTGATCATTAACGACAATATTAAATCTTATTTGCCGTTCTAATTCTTGTATTTCCCCAGCTTGAGAAAGTTTATATAGCTGTGCATATCGCTCCGCTTCCCACTTTGAGTCAAACATCATGCCCATAAACTCTGTCTTCTTTGCGCGGAATTTGTTGCGTCTTCCATAAGGTATGTTATTATATGGCATTATATGTCCTTTTAACCATGAGGTATGTTATGCAATTTAAATCTGTGGGTATAGATATAAACACTTATCATAAGATAAAGCAAATTTCGGAAGACGAACATCGAAACATTCGGCAGCAATTAGCAAAGCTTATTGATGAATATCACATTGAAAAGTATGGCGATAAGAAAAATAAAGGTGGCCTTGGTTTAGTATCTTAATTGTTTCTAAACACAAGCAAAGCAGATGGAAAAGGCGCACTGTTTTTGCTGTTTCCAAACTTTAATCTACCTCTAATAAATCGAATGTCATCTGCTTTCATAGCGTAGTCGTGCCACCAAGCAGTGTCCGTTCTAGCTGGTACTAAGCAAACAACAATAGCTTTTGATTCAGATGCTTTCTTAATCCATTTACCTATTTCTCTACCGTAAGGTGGGTTGCACCAACAGGTTCCTGTCCATTCTTGTGCAAGACCGTCTTGTTCTGGGGTGAAGTAATTAGGACACTTTGCGTTATCTGACAAAGCGCATACATCTAATTCAAAATCAAATTCTAGGTTTGTTTTATTATAAAAGTCTTGTGGTGTAGACCATACATCTGTTTCAGATGTAAACATGGACTTGTTTATTTTATTCATTATCGCAAGAACGCATTCGATCTACTAATCTACGGGCTCTATTTGGCACTTGAGTATACCAACGTGAATCTACCATCTCATCGGCTGCCCCTGACCAATCTCTTGCATCTACGTTTGCTTTCATACCTTTGAACTTAGACAATCTAGGATATCCAAGGTTAAACATCATGTTAGCTATGATTAACTGCACTTCTTCGGGTAAGTCATTAAAGTCTTTGTAGAGTCTTTGGCAGTCTTCGATCGTAACTGTAATATCTAAGTTAAACGCAGACTGAACACGGCTTTGCTCAACTACGGTGCCTACACTTAATCCGTACTCTGGGTCATTTTTAGTAATTAAATGCCCTATTCCAAACGTGGGTAATCCTAAATGATCTAAATATACCTCATACTTACAGCCCTCATCAGAGGCTAATTCTTCTCTTAACTTGTCTATGTTCATTACAATAATCCCGCTGTTGAGCCCTGGATACCTAATGCTTGTGCTACTCCAGGGTCTGTTTTAGCTCTTTCCCGCAATCCTCCAGCGGGTACCGCTGCTGGTACGGGAGAAACCTGGGCCAAACCCGAACTTATGTTCGGGGGTTGTATTTGCTGCGATAGATTTGATAGCTCTTGTCCAATTTGAGAATTTTCTATTGCGTATTTTATTTGTCTTTCACCTTCTTGAAACCCAGATTGAGCGAGTTGCGCTGGTACTTGTGAGAAAGAACTAGCTATTATTCTTCCTAAAATGTTCGCCTTTTCTTGTGCGCTTTCCCCAGCAGCTTGTTTTTTGTACTGTTTTAATACTGTGTCATAATAAGGAGCAGAAGCCAAGAACCTACCCAGTAAGCTGTATTTAGCCAAAGCTCCTAAGTTTTGCAAAGGACTAGCGGCTATATTAGCTGCAACCAAATCACCACCAGCCGCTGTTCTTGAGTTGAAAGAAAGTATTTTAGCAAACTCTGCCATATCTTTGCCCATTTCTTCCCCGAACAAAGCTTTTAGTTTGCCACCTTCATCAGCTTCTATAAGTCTATTTGCAAATCCTTTTAAAGCTTTCGCGTCTGTTGTTAAGCTATCACCAAAGTCAGCAATAAGATTTTGCATGAAGTTGCCTCTAACTGTTTGTTTAGCGGCTTCATCTCCTGCACTATCAAACGCATTCATAATTTTTTTTATGTCCGAAGCGCTTGTTCTTTTATTAGATATAAGTTCAGATGCTTCAACAGGATTCATATCTCCTCTAGCTAAGTCTCGTAGAACTTTGCTTTTTGTAAAGTTTTGTAATTGATTTTGAGTGGTTTCTATTTGCTTTAATGTATCTACGGGCCTTAAACCAGCGTTAATAATATTATCAACTGTTTCTTTGCTCATGTTAGATAAAGAAGCTTTATCAATCGAATTAGCTAAAGCTTTTATTTGCGGTGCTGTATCTCCAAATAAAACATCTGCTGTTCTGCCTAAATCTTTTATAGACTTTGCAAAAGCAGCACCTCTAAATGTATCTGGCTTGTAATTATTTATTTCACTTATTCCAGATTTATCCAAAGCATCTCTTAGCCATTGTCCTGCAATTAATTCTCTAAAGTCATTAGCAGCAGTTTCGCTACTTTCCGAAACAGCTTCTATCGCGCTTTTTAAAGTGGTTGGATTGTCATTTTTTACTATTCTATCTAGTTTAATATCTTGAGATCCTATTCTGTCTCCAGTTTCGACTTTTCTTCTAAGATCTTTTATTATACCAGCATCTTCAATTCTATCAAATGCGTCTGCTCCAGATTTATAATCACCTCTTGCATTGTCCAATGATTTAGATGCCTGCCTTAAAGTATTTAACCCTTCTTCTGATATTTGATTTCCAGATGCTAAAGCATAACTTTCAATGTTTCTGCTTCTTAATAACTTATCTGACTCATCAATCATCTGCCTTATTACATCTCTCTCACCTCTTCCTGTAGCTGTAGCAAGAGTGTCATTTAAAGCTTTTCTGGTTTGATAGAGAGACTTAAATGATGTTTCTGGTCCTATTGTTTTAGAAATATCTATTGCACTCTGTAACGCTCTAGTGCTTGGAGTTCTTCCAGCTAAACTTGGTCTATAAGTGTCAGATGCTTTAATAGCTATTGATCTGATACTGGCAGTTGGTATTATTTTAGCAGAGCCAACGGTACTTTCCAAAGCATCATCAATGGGTGAAAATACGGCACTCATTCTATCATCAAAAGCTTTTATTGCATTACCAAAGTAATCTAATAATTCAGGCTCCAGGTTAGCATTCTTTTTAGCTGCCGCGCCTAAGTCCTGCGCTAAATCATCTAATTGTTTTACTAATGCCGTCTGCGCTTCTCTATTTAACTTATTTAGCCTAGTGCTTTCCTTTCCTAAAGATTGCAAAAGAACTGTACCAGCTTCTTCATCAGTAGCGGCTCCTGCCGCATCTCTGAACTGAGCAATCTTTGACTGCATAATTTCATTGTTCTTTTTAAGTCTAGAAGATGTGCCAAATATTTTTTCAACAATTGCTTGCTGACGACCAACAATAGAAGGCGCCCTAATTGCGGTAAGTGTAGGCTTAATACCCATCTCAATTGACTTGCCAGCCGCTTCTAACTCCTCTGGAGTTAATGACTTTCCTGCTTGTCCACCTCTAAGGGCTCTATAACCTAAACCAAAAGTTCCTAAAGTTGCATCAGCCAAGAAACCTATTGTTGCTTCTGTTGCTACATCTTTTGCTATTTCACCAGCAGTTTGCTTAGAAACACCCGCCAATGCCTCGATGCCTTCTTCTACAGCAGAACCGCCTCCAGCACCCACACCAGCCCCGATAGCGGCTCCTAAGACAGGAATAGGAATAAGTATCTGACCAGCGATAGCACCGCCAACACCGCCTATTACTTCAGGAGCAATACCAGCTATATCCGCCAAATCATAACGGGAGAAACCTTCTTCATCTATTAAGGTATTCTCAGATAACTCTAGCCCAAGCTTTTTACCACCTTCAGGAGTAACTGCTAGTCTACCTCTGTTGTCTCTCAAGTAATCTTCGGACTGTAACCCGAACTTTTGTAAGATTGCTTCTTGCTCTGGATTTGTTTCTGCAGCCGATAAAGATGCTCTTAAACTAGCATCACGAACACCTGTTCGGGTATCAAACCCTTTTTCTTCAGAAGACCCAAGTTGTAATTCACCAAGCTCAACTCTTCCAGCGGTTCTTGGCTGTAACTGACTTATAATATCAGATACATCTTCAGGGTTGTTTTTTATAGCTCTTCTAGCAGAAAGCTCTTGTTTAGGGCTAAGAGAACCAGATTTTATGGCTCTTCTTATTGTTAACTCTTCACGGGCGTTCATATTACCCCCCTTGGTCAATTCGTAATTGAGCTAGTTCTGCTACAGCATCTTCATCCAGTTCTTCATCAATATCTTGTGTTGGACGACCAGAGGGATACCCCATCTCGTCAAGAGTCCCGTATGCTGTATCTAAATTAGCTCTTTCAGCATCAACTACTAGCTTATAAATTTCTCTCACTTTTGCTAAAACTTGAGATTCATCTGCTACTAATAAATCAATTTGACCAGCTACACGTTTAACTCTTTCTCTATCTGCATCTGATATTGTTTTTCCAGCCTCTTGCAATATTTGAGGTGCAAATTGTGTCTGGATTCTTTCTAAAAAGAATTTTGCTTGAGATACTGGGTCAACCTCTTCTCCAAGACCAATACCAAAATTACGACCAAAACTTTTTAAACTAGCTGCTAATTGATCTTGAACTGTAATTCCCTTACTAACATTTTCTTCAAATTTTTTAAATTCTTCAGCCCTTTTATTAACCTTTTCTTCTTGCAGTTTTAAGTTTGAAAGAACAGCCTTATAACTTGCTGGAGTTAGTTGAACAGGAACTTCACCGCCTAATGCTCTGGCTCTAGCTAATGTATTTCCATCTGCAACATAGGCGCTAACTTGAAAAGACTCGTCAGCCCCTGGAAATAAAACTTGTTGTTCAGTTTTATCTGTATATAAATCTGGGGCTTCGTTTGCCGCTATTGAAGCTTCTCTTAATTTTGTTTTATTTTCTAATCTAGCTATCGCCATATCATTGTCTAATTCAGCCTGTTTTATAATAGCTTTTGACTTATTATCAAGATTAGTATTATTAAGCTCATTAAGAGCTTTTTTCTGAGCTACTCTAGCTGCAATTTCAGTAGCGTCATCTGCAGCAACTTGCTCAAGACCATATTTACCAGCAGCCAATTGTGCTGTTCTTGCTCTTTCTCTGGCTTTTTCAAGTTTTGGAGAGGCTTTCTCACCAGCTTCACCAAGACTTGTTAGTAACTTACTGACATTAAAACCTTTACCAGCTTGATTTTGCATCAAAGCAAGACCGAATGCTTGCAATGCTGCACTCTTATCAACCTTGCCAGAAACATCTATACCTGTAGCATCCGCAAAATCTTTCTTATATTCTGCAAGAGTTTTTCTTGGTGTTTCTTCTCCTGCATTAATATTTTCATATTCAGACATTGCATCTTCAAAAGCTTTGTCTAAAGGGCTTAATTGCTCATCTTGAGGTGCTTCAGGCGCTTCACCTCTGCTAACTTCATCAAGTGCTACATCAGGTGCAATTCCTTGATCTTCAACTTGAGCTTTCTTTTTTTCACCTAAATCTTGTTGAAGTTGAGCAATATCTGAAGATATACCGCTATCAATATCTGTCATGCCAGCGTCAGCCTGTGCTATTTGATCTGCTATTAATAATCCAGGCACACCCTCTCCAATAGCACTGTTAAAACTTCCTAACGCAGAAGATATCGGGGAGGCATCAATGTCGATCATCTCAGCATCAGCTTGCATTAAATCTAAAGGCTTTTGCTTTTGCTCTCTTAATTCTGTAGCTAATCCTTTGCCACTAATTAAAGCATTTAAAAAAGGATTTGTTCTAAAAGCTTCAGCTATTCCAGATCTTGTAAACGGAACATCTCTTGTGCCGTATTCTGGATTGCCTTGCGATACCTGACCTAAACCGCTTTGTTGTAATGGACTTACCATGACTTATCCTTATGCTGCTGTAGGGCCACCAAATTGTGACTGACCATAAGCACCAAATCCAACGCCTTGCAAAAATGGATTCGCTTGAGGTTGAGTCACCGATTGAAATGTTGAGGAAAGACTTCCGCTAGGCGTTCCTTTTAACAACTGACTTCCAAGTTGTAGCCTTGTGAATGGGTCTTGATATTGCTGCATTAAGTTTTGTCTTTGTGCATCAAGCTCTGCCTGTGACTGAGACTGTCTTGCGCTTCCTAAAGAAGTGAGGGACTGTATATCTGCTCTGCCTAATTCAGACTGTAATCTACCGATATCGCCTAGTGTAGAAGCTTGCTGACCTATTGCCTGACCTAAACCACCAGATAACTGTGCAGCTCTCTGTGCAGCGGCTACAGCGTCTTGATAACCTTTTCTTTGAGCCTCTCCAATGGTAGCAAGTCTACGCCCTTCTGCCTCTGCTCTTTGAATACCTTCCCTGCTTCCCCCAAATGCGCCAGAGGTAATGGCCTTTTGTGCTATCCCCTGCTGTCCAATTGCCGCTTGTCTATTTATTTCGTCAATAACATTGGACTGATAAGGGTTCATAAATTGCTGTGCGGCATCTGGTCTTAAAAATCCTAACCCTGAAAGTGCTGCTCCAATACCTAATTGTGTTCCTTCAGCACCAGCTTGCAAGTATGGTTGAAAAGAACCAAACTGCGCTTGCGCTTGTTGCATAGCGGCAGTCTGTAACGGGTCAAGCCCTGCTATTTGATACTCAGGAAGCTGAAGTGGCTGGTCTAATAAACCAGGTGATGTTTGTTCAGAACCATCAAACATACCAAAGGCAGTTTGCAATATTCTTTTTTCAAGACCCTCTAAGTAAGGCGCAAGTCTTTGAGTTTCATTAGTGACTGCCATTATGACATCCTCTCAAAATTATCCATCATATTATACATGCGATTGATGCCTTTATTAATATCCCCATCTCCTGCGCCCTCAACAGCATCACGGGTCATAACAAATTCACCAGCCATTAACATAGCTGGTACATCATCTTTTGTTCCAGAACCCTCACTAGGGCTTATGCCGCCATTGCGTCTAGGAAAGTATGTGTCTCCACCATCTTCCATTTTTACAGCATAATTTATGCCTCCAAGTTGTCCACCTGGGCCACCAGAGCCAAAAGGTCTTTTCTCAAACTCTGATCTTGTATCTTCTTCTTCCCCTAAACCAGATAGCAATTGAGCTAATAATCCAGCGCCAATTCCTTGCCCTAAGTCTGTGTTTAAAACTTTAAATAATAAATTAGGATCATCTTCTGTACCAGCAAAACCCAATGAAGAAAGAAGTTCTCCTGAAATTGTTTTTGCTTCTGGAGCCGCTACAGCTTGTCTTGCTGTTTGATTTGCTATTTTAGCAGCAACATTTGCCATTGTGGGGTCTGCTCCTTGACGCATCAAAGACCCTGCGGTTGTTACGGCTTGCGTTGCAGGATCCGCTGCAGGAAAAAATTTTTGCGCCCCTACTCCACCAAGACCAGAAAGCAATGCATATCTTAGGGCATCTTTTGGTTTTCCGCCAGTAGCAACTGCCCCTAAACCAGAAGCAACAGCACCACCTACAGGGCCTAAATACGCTCCTGCAACAACTGGAGCTATTGTTTTTACTAAATCACCTAAATTCATGTCACTACCTTAATAGTTCCGTTATCATTATACAATGCCCCTGTTTCAAGTCCAGAAGGAGATGTAGGTAAGTCAGTGAGAGTTATTTTAGTACCCCTTAACTCACCTGGGTTATTTAGTTGTATCACAAGTTGAGACAAACTGCGAACCATATCATCAAAATACGTTCTATCGTACTCTTCGGGCGGTACAGAAAACTGTGGTGGTACTAATTCTCTACTCATCTTCTGCCATCTGTTTTAACATCTACACGATTTGAGCCTAGTCTCCAAGCAACGCCAGAACCACTACTTTGAACTTTAATACCAAAAGAGCGACCTCTAACACGAGAGTTTTTTTGTTCAGTGGTGTTACTAACGGTAAAAGCATCATTTGTTGTAAACCCTGTTCCGGGATATCTCTGTCCTTTTAACGTATAAGTAGCTTCTTTTGTTGCACCCGTAGTAGAGCTTGAAAAATCAATATCAGGAATAAATCTACGGATTAAAGCAAACTGTTCTCCATCTGCTATGTCTATAGGGCTAGAGTCAATGAATGCGGTCAAAGCTAAGTCGTCTGCGTTATTACCAACCTCATGCCTATACAAGGTGGAGGCTGAAACAGAGTCAGATTCATTTGTGGCGGCAAAAGGATATTCATATATACCTCTGTCTAACCAAGCAGACCTAGCTAAGTTGCCATAATACCAAACTTTTTCCTCGTAGTTATAAATTACATATCTGTCGTTTTCTCCAGTATTTCCTGAAGCAGACGGGTAAAACCAAATAACCTCTCCATAAGAAGTATTTAGACCAGCAACAACCTTTTCACTGTTGGTGATATCAAAATCCTCAAACACATAGTCTTTCACTGTGCAAGGTATGGGTTGAACGCGCCCATCGTATAAGTAAAAACGATCCACGCCCATCCAAAAAACTGTATCATTATTTGCTATGGCAGCATTGGTGTTTCTTATTGTAATGTTTCCAGACACCTGAGAAATACCAAAGGTAAAAGGTGCGCCAATAAACTGCAAAGAATGCACACTGGTATCTGTTATAACTATAATTTCTCGCCTTGTTTCAATAGCTGCTACAATTTCGGAACCAGATCCAACTCTTAGATCTCCTGCGGTATTTGTTGATGTAGGAAACCAATCGAAGGGGTCTTCCTGACTACTAAAACGAATTAAAAGTGGGTCTAAAGTAGTGCTACCAATAGGCGTTGTGCCAAATACTATAACGTGTCTATCTCTATCTGATACTAAGACATTTCTGTTTGCAGTGGGCGCATCAGGCGTTCTACTTAAAAAAGGAAAAGCTCTGTCGGTTAAACCAGTAGTTTTATCCCAGTAATACAGTTGCCCATTTTTAGGAAGTAAGATTAAATCTTCTCCAAAGTTATCCTGTTTCCAAATTCTTAGACCCTCATCAAGCGTAATGGCATCACTAGCGGCTAGACCCCAACCTCCTGCGCCCCAAGTATCCGCACCCCAACCTGTTCCAAGTAATTGAGAGACACTACCCTTGTTAAGCAGATAATCTGCATCGCTTGTTCCAGAATCCACCAAATCAAATCCAGCATTGGAAGAAAGTGTAACTGTGTAATCATTTACTCCAAGAACTGTCATAACAAACTCTCCTGTTAAAAGAGTTACTAAAGAATCATAGGAGGAGCTTGAGCCAAAGGTTACGTTTGAAAAGATAACACTACTTCCTGTAACGGCTCCATGTGCTACATGAGATACTGTTACAGTAGTGCTAGTAGAGGTAGTAGCAAAAGATATTAAACCTGTTACGGAAGTTTGTGACGCTATAACAGTTCCTAAACCACTTGTACCAGAAGAACCTGTTACGGAAAAAGATATGTCAGCCATATTTAATCTCCTACTGGAACAACTGGATTTTCTTGTGTGATGACGTCCCCTCCAAAACTAACATCTCCAACTGAACCAGTGGCAAATAATGGGGCTCCTGCTCCAAATGAAACTGAAACGAGTCCTAAAGAAGTAGTTGCTGAAACACCTGTCATTTCGATAGTTGTACTCACTGGAAGCAATATTGTTACCGTCCCTATTCCAGTAGTTGAGGCTACTCCAGTAACACTAAAGGGCTGTCGAACTGTGAGTCTAACAGGAGTTATATCGTTAAAAGAACCCCCTGATTCAATATAATATTTTTGACTTGTGCCAACAGCTAAGTATTTGTCTCCAGCTAGAGTAACCCAAGCATGTAACGATCTTGGGGTTCCAAGATAAGTGTTGGTGGTGTATTTATCCCAACCCCCTATTTTTTCTGGAAAGCCAAACCTAAACCTAATTTTGTCGCCATCAATCCAACCGCCCTCGTTAGAGTAAGCTGTTATCTCTTTATTTATTCCCGGTCTAAACTGTAGTTTAGTTAAAGGCATATTTAACTCGTTATACTAGGGTTTAGTGAACGACCTATCTCATACATGTTAGTTCCGTCACTTAAAAATACTAAAATACTTCTAGCATTTGCGGTAGATGTTACCACTGGAACTGATACACTAAACTTGTATGTGGTATGATAATTCAGGGTGTGACTGCCACTACCATCTTGTATAACAGTTAAAACATAAACACCTCCCGCGACTTGATTAGTAGCCGCCCCTAATGTTCTGTTAGCAGTTATTGTTACTTTTGCAACTTGATTAGAGCTTGCATCCCAAGCAATCGTGCTTGCATCTGTTAAAGTAGTTTCATTAAAATTCTGTGTTTTAGTAAACTCCTGCGCTGTTGCTAACAGAGCAGGGCTTTGACTATTGACAGATAAAGTTCCTGTCATTGTAAGATTTCTAATTCCGCTAGTATCTTTATTGCTATCTACAACAACCGCTTTAGAGGCGGCAACCGTTCCTGCGGTAGTATCAACATAATTAAGTTCGGCTGTTGTGGATGTTACACCATCTAATATATTCAACTCTGCTGTAGATGAAGTAACGCCATCTAATATATTCAACTCTGCGGCAGTGGACGTTACGGCTGTTCCAGCTAAACCTATTGATAAGAAATTTGTAAAATCAACAACTGCTGCACCAGTTCCTGCTCCATCCGCATAAATTACTTTAGAAGCACCATTAGGAACGCTTACATTAGAGCCCGTTCCTTGTGAAAAAGTAGCTGTTTGACCAGAACCGTTATATACAAAATACAGTTTGTCTGCGGTATTTGGAGAAATTGTTATTGTATTAGTGCCGCTAGGACTACCCCCCAGACTTAAAACTTTAAACATTCCGTCAGACAAAGTGCCGTCAGTCGTAGACAAAGTATGTGTTGTTCCTGATAAAGTTATGGCACCAACACCGTTTAAAGTACGGTCTATAATATCAAAGTTTGTATTTGTAGTAGCACCCCAAGTACCCGCTTGTTCACCTGTGGCTGGCTTTTCTATGCCGCTATTTGTTGTATATGTACTTGCCATTATGCGGCTTCCTCTGTCCAGTTAGGGTTCTGTGACGGCTCTTCTTCACTCCAAGAAGGACTTTGACTTACAGTTATTTCTGACCAATTTGGCGTTTGGTCGGGAATGATATTTCCCCATATTGCTACAATACCAACATTTCCTTGAATTGACAATCCTGTGACAGCAACTATGGATCCAGAACTTATTATAACATCGCCAACACCAGAAGAAGCCTCTACGCCTGTAACAGCTACAATTTGTCTTAAATCGATAGTAACTGACCCTAAAGAAGAAGTTGCTTCAACCCCTGTTGGTGAGAACAAAGAGGATCCTATTAAAGTTACATCATTTAAAGCAGAGGCAGCAGAAACTCCAGTAGGATTAACTGTTATAGAAAGTAAAACAGACACATCTCCAAGAGCCGTGGTTCCAGCTACACCAGAGGGTAATACGGTTATATCCGCAAATGCTGTAACTGTACCTATTTCAGATATGCCGTTTACTCCTGTAACGGCAAAAAAGGCGAAACCTGTTTCAGTAGTGTTACCAATGCTACCTGTTGTAGTGTTACCAGAAACAGAAACAGCGGATGAACCAGAGACAGCAGTGTTGGATCCTAATGTTGCTGTGCCACTAATACCACTAACCGCAAAAACTGCATTTCCTATTATACTGGCGTCATTAATACTTCCTGTAGCACTTACACCTGATACAGAATATCCTGATTCTATAATTACGGAGCCTACTGAAGTTGTGGCACTTACACCTGATACAGATAAATTTGCTGTACCAACAACAGATTCTTCTCCTAAACCAGTTGTTGTGGCTTGACCGCTTACACCTGATACAGCGTCTCCAACAACTTCAATACTTCCTAGAGTAGAAGTTATGCCTTGACTTGTAACAGAGACATTAGCACTACATTCAAAAGCAGGTGAACCAACTGCTCCTGTTCCAGAAACGGTTGATAAAGTTAATACAGATGTACCTATTACATCTGTATTAGTGCCAAGAGCAGATGTACCCGTGACTTTTGAGACACTAAAAACAATGTCTTGACTCTCAAACCCTGTATCACAAAAAGGGCCTTCAGAAAAGGCTAGGGTTGAAAACATTTACTTAATCCAATGGGTCAGGCCAGTTGCTTATAGGAGCATTGCCAGTAGGATTACCATCACTGTCTACAGGAATATTCCATAGTGCCATAAATGCCGCATGGTCAGAAGCATTAGCTATAGCAGTCTCTATTGTACCAGAAGCTGTCCGTACAGCCGCACGATAGGTTGCTACATCTGTCGGAATAGTTGTTGTAGCATCCTCTGCCTTGCGTACTATATACCAATCAGTAGGTGCTAATAGTGTTCCTGCTGTTGCCTTTGTCTTAGCTTTCCAAACTGTTTTTAAGTCTGCTACATCTTTTGCAACATCAGCCGACCAATAGAACCTGTTGTCAAACGATGCTGGTTCAGCTTCCCACGTTAAACCTACAGCCTTCTTTTCTGCATCGGTAGTAAGTGTTAACCAATTACTTGGATATTGATTACCATTGGCATCTGTCCAACTTCTTCCCGAATTAATTGTTTTTGTACCTAATTTCCAAGGCATTGTTTATCTCCTATCTCGCATTCGCATATTTACTAGGCATTTCTGCAAATGCCATGTAGATGTATGTACTGCCATTAATATTACTGTTTGTGCCATTGTTCCTTATCTTGAATCCATTGCTTACAAAGTCTAGGTCAAGGTCTGGGCTTGTAGTACCTTCAGCATTAGATAAGTTCGCACGAAGCCAAGCATCACTTGGATTAAAAGTTTGTCGTTTATTATCTTGTATTATCCAATCGCTAGTTGAATTAGTTCTTTTTGTCATAATCCAAGAAGGCCTAAACCCTGTGTAAACAAATGGACCATCATTACTTCCGTTGCCTGTATAACTGCCAAACTTAGAGTAACCATCAATTTCT